AACCATCGCAACAATTTTTGTTCCAATCTCTAGTCTTTGGTCGCCTGCTGTGTTTTCAGAGGTAGGTGTCCACTTTGTAAAATCTTCTTGAGTGCTAAAACGCACTAACATCGGATCAAAAACTCCAGCAAGCGAGGTACAGCCAGCAGCGATTGCGTGTCTATCAGGGAAGCTAATTGTTGTGACTCGGTTAATAGCTGGCACATCGGATGCTCCAGCCTCAGCAGAGACTAAAGCAGCACGAGTTGCGCTCTCGGACACATCAAAGTAATAGATTGCGCCATTCCTAACAGTTGCAAGTAAGTCTTCGCCCCACAAGTTTAATGAAAACTGCGAGTTTTCTAGGTTTACATCTGATTCAGAAGTTGCTCTTGGAGTATTCCAAGTTCCACCGTTCCATGCGCCAGTACCCCAACCAAGAGCAGGCGAGGCGGTTTGATTGCCAAGACCTTCTGCGTTTCCAATTAAATATTCAATATCAATAGTTGTGCCACCCCCTGTTGCATCTGAAGTTGCTGCGGTTGGGGATGTAATGGTGTAGCTATTGTTATTAACCACCGTTTGTATTTCATAACCATAGTAAGCATTAATCGTGTCTGCGCTTATCCCACCTGTCGCTGCGCCACTTTTTATTTTGACAAAGTCTCCTGCGGTTGCCCCGTGAGATGCGTCAGTTACTGTAATCGTAGTGCTGCCATCGGTCACCGCTAATGGGTTGGATAAATTAGATGTTTCTTTGCGTAACGGTGTAATGTCATACAGGTGATCATTTTCTAGCATAAACAAATGATTGTGCGTTCCAATCGCAATTCGATCTTCTTCATCTGAAAAAGAACGCCAAAGCACAATGTTTCTAGCAGAGCCAATAATTTGCTGCTCAGTAGAGGTAAAGCCAGAAGAGGGGTCTAAAGCAAAAATTATGTTTTTCTGCCAACCACCAATCTTAGTTGGAAAGCCATTTCTAAAGCGCACTAGGTTGGAGTCAATCCAGAACGGACCTGCTTTCCCTGCTGCGTAAGCAGTTAAATCCTTAACAACCCCTGATTTAAATTTAAGTATTTGATACATTTTTCATCCGCTTTACTAGTCGCTCGGCTCGGTTAGTGACTTGTCTATACCACAGGCTATCAACCATCTCGTTTGCTGCTAATGCCCAGTTTCTTGAGTCAACCCCTCGTTTCATGCCTTTAAACTTAGACAAATTGGTTCGACCCAAGTTAAACATCATGTTAGCAATAATTAACTGTGCTTCCGTTGGTAGCTCATCAAAATCGTCATAAAGTGCTTTGCATTCGTCAATACAAGTATTAACGTCTTTGTCGAAACACTCATCAACTCTTTCCTTTGACACTTGCTCCCCAATCGACAGCAGATACTCTGGGTCGGTTGGTTGAACCAAATGACCTACGCCAAAAGTTTTATAGCCTAGGTGATCAAGGTAAATTTTGTAAACAATACCTTCGTCAAGCTCTAGGTCATTTTTTAAACGCTTGATGTTCACAAGAAGTTTTATTCTTTGTTTGGGGGTAACATCTTTGCTTTACCTACGTTTAACGCAAGCAATTCAATTGCCTTGTAAAGCTTTCCTAACAATTCATCGTCTTTTGGTGTTTTAGTTACCGCAGCAAGAAAACTTGCTCCGCAAACAATCGCGGTTACTATTCCAATAATCTCAGCTATCCATTCCAACATATCAATCACTCCTCTTTGTCGTAATCTCGATAAAATTTTACAATGGTCAGTATGTTTTTAGTATACCTTTTTATCTCAGCCATGTTCATGGCTAAATTTTCGTATTGTTTAGTAGTCAGCGCATAGTAGGGTTTGCGCGGTGCTTTGTTTTCGTCAATCAACCCCAAATAGGTTGTCATAGTCTCTGGAGTAAGCACCTCAAATTGCACATCCGTCAATTGCATTTCCATTGGCAAAGGTGGATGGTACATAGGCGGTCGTTCAGCAATAGTCTTTACTTCTACTTGTTTGGTATTGGGCATCATTGAACACCCACCAATTAATAATAAACTAACCGCGAATATCAGCTTTTGCATCTGGGGTCTCTATTTTTATCTCGGGTGTTTCAACAGGCTCTTCCTGTGGTTCAAACTGGTTAGGGTCCGTAATCTTTACCAACGCTTCTTTTACCTTGCGCGTACCGTTATTGACTCTTTTTTCAATAAGCTTAGGTTTGGCTAGTGCTAGGCTGTTCATGTCGTGCTTGGAAAACTTATCTCTAAGGCTGTTAAACTCTCGCAACGCTTCGTTCTTTTCGGCTTCCATGCTTTTTAGCTGAAAGCTAACTTGCTCTTGCTTCTTTAAATACGCATCTATTGAAGCATTCTGTTCTTCTATTTGATTTTCTAATATGACTTGGTTGCCTTTAAGCACAGCCATCTGGTTGTTAAGGTATTTAATATACGAAGCAGAGCCAGCTAACGAAGCCAGTAAAAGTGCGCCTAGTATTATTGCAAGCTTAAAACCCATTATTTCTTCCTGTACCGCCTAGTTTTCTTCGCTGTCTTCTTCGGTTGTTTGCTGTGTTGTTTGCCTTTTTTCGTATCTTCTCGTTTTTTACGAGTTGTGGCTGCATATTCTTTTGCGCTCATTGCTTTAATCGCTTTCTCTGGCAAATACCGTTCCCCTGTTTCAGAAGACTTCTTGCCCGACTTAGTACGCCACTTTTGTTTAGTCCATTTTTTTAAAGACTTTTGTGACTTTTTAAGTGCCATTACGACCGATAGCCCCCACCCGCTGCTTTATACTGTTTAGCAAGCATCTGAGCTTTTCTTCCAGACCATTGACCTGCTTTACCGCCTTTTGTGCCTGCTTTAATTTTATTAAACAGTCGCTTGCGCATGGTTGGCTTCGTGTAGTTGCCCGCTTCGTTAACTTTGGATTTAGCTTTTTTCTTCTTCTTTTCAGCCATCAGTAATCACCCCAGACCTTAGTTTTTGTTCCTCCCCAATACTCTACAGCTAACCCTGCTTTAATTAATTTTTGGTTAATGTTGTTTCCGTCGTGATCCCAAAGCACACCAAGAATACGTCCGTACTTTCCTTTTCCTTGTGATTCTAATACAAAGCCATCACAACAAAGTTCTGTAAGTAAGTCTTTAGCTTGTAAACCTAATTTTTTCTCAGCAAGGTCTCTAGTCCGTGATTCAGGGGTGTCTATGCCCACAAGACGAACTCTTTGCTTTGCAAGAATAATAGAAAAACCTAGATCCAAATTTACGTCTACCGTGTCACCATCAACAACTCGGTCTAGCTCGCATTTATAAACAAAGGGGGTTGCCATCTAAGGACTCCAAGCTTCGTATGCGCTAAGGGCGCAAAGAACAACAAAAGCAACTTGGATTGCATCCATTAGCCTGACTCTTTGTCAAAGCTCTCACCGTTTTCAAATTTATACTGTTCTTTAACCTCGGTTATTAACATATTAGTATAAGACTGCAACGCAAGTTCTAATGGCTCTAAATCTAGTCTTCGTCTGTTAACTTTATCCTGTAAGTCTCGAATATGCCAAATGTACTTTCTTTGTTTATCTGATAAATCAGATTCTTTATACTCTGTGCCATCAATACTAATTACATTCGCTTCTTCAGTCATACTATTTCTCCGTTACCACGATGATGGTAGTTTACCTACGCTTGTAGGCGTGTCTAGCTCTGTAAGTTGTGTATCTATATTAGACTTTAGCTCTGCTTCAGTCTGATCTATGTTTGCAAGCACTTGTGTCTTACACCAAGCCTCGGTCAAAGAATTAAACGCTGTGAAACTATCTGGATCTGCATTACCTATATTTGCCTGACCGTAGATTGAAGTAGCACTATTTGGAGTTCTTGTGTCACTTACCCCAGCAATACGCCAGTGTATAGATTTAACTACGTCACTTAACGAACCCTCCGTAGGTGCTGTATCTAGTTGTACAAATTCCCAAGTGTATGTATTAGCCATTATCCTGCCTCCAATGCTGTTATTCTAGTTTCTAATGCGTCAATTTTGTCTGCTGCTTCTTGTAAGGATTTAACTAAAATTGGAACAAATACGTCATCAAGCAACATTTTCTTTCCTGTTTCTGGATTTGCTCTAACCATTTTTGGAAAAATAGTTTCAACTTCTTGTGCAATAAAACCTAGTTCTTTAAAGCCTCCTTCTGGGCCATGATCAATCCAATTATAGTTTCTAACTTTTAATTGTCTAAGCTCTGCTAATTTAGCTGTTGCATCAACAATATTTTCTTTAAGAGTTCTATCTGAAGTACCGCCTCTAGTGCCGTTGTTTTGTACAAAAAACCTTACTGTGCCACCAGAATCTAGGCACTGAAACATGTGGTTGCCATCACCGGGCGTTACACTAGTATATTTAACTCTTAGCCCAGTAGTAGCCGTACTGTTATCAGTTTTTGCGTTTTCTATTGTACCTGCATATACATCTGCACCAGTACCAGTTGGTGATTTTACATGAAGCGTAGTGGTGGGTGAAGTTAAGCCTATACCCACCTTCCCATCTGCGACAATACGCATTTTTTCTGAATTTGACACCTCAAACAACATTGATGCGCCATTGTCTCTACCGCTAGACAATGTTAATGCGCCAGCAATATCTAGCTCATACGTTCCAGAACCAACTGTATATATTTTTGAACCGCTTGCAGCGTTTATTTGCCCTACAGTAATAGCACCTGTTACAGTTATTCCAGTAGCAGTTGTTTCTAATTTTTTAGCATTGTCGTGATATAAGTCTACTGCGCCGTCTTTAGCTGCCACGAGCATAT